TGAAGTTTTTTAGAACAAGCGTATTGCTGCCTTGAAATCCTAATCGTTGCAAAATGTCGGTTTGATCCGCATCCCAGATTTCATGCGCGCCCGTAACGCCTTCTGTTGTCGGTGGCGTTGCGGTATTGATATCGGTGAGTACCCGGCCGCTTACCGCTGTCGCCAATGCTTTTTGCGCCCAATGGAATGCTGAGAAGTCCGTAGTGCCGTTGCCACCAGCTGCAGTCGAAACCGGAACGTCCTCTAACTTGATCGCCCATTCTTCGGCATAGCCGACTTGAATAGCACCCTCGGTTGACGCGGATATTACGTACTGCACATTTGTGGCGTCGTACCGGATTTCGTAGAGCCGGCCCGATACGATCTCGCCGCCGCCCAAAACTGTGCCAGTCCAATTCACCAGGGCGAGTGCGCCGATGCCATCAATGTTCAGTGAGGCCGAACCAGTGTTTGTGTGAGTCGCAAAGAAGCGAACACCGTCGCCATCCTGATTCGAGGTCCGCGTATCAGGCATGGTCACGATATAGGAATTACCCGATCCGGACTCAGGTGCAAAGATCGCCGTGTCTGTCGTCAGCGCATCCGAATCACCTGGCAAAAGGTCAAACGCGTTTTGGAGCGACTGAAACTGAATATTGTTGTCGCCAGCTCGGGCCTTCGTAAACGGCGTGAAGTTGGGATCAAATTCGTAATAAGGATTGGTGACAGTCAACGCTGCAGCCTCCTTCGGTCATAGTGCAATGTGATGCCTTGCATTTCCCAAGCTGCTGCTTTCGCCGATTCATTGAAAATCAGAAAGCCGATATTTTCGCCTGTGCCGGATAGATCTGCGCGGGCTGTAGAGACAGCGGAGCCATCCCACAGAAACTCGTCCCAATTTACGTCATTCCAGAAACCACCACCGCCGAAAATATCGACTTCTGCAATATCCACAGTCGTTAATTGTGTGATGCCGCTCGAAACTTCCGCAGTGCTGTAGGTCAGGTCTGCAGAAAATTGGAGTGTTAAAGTTTGTGGCGCATTCAGTTCAAGATCTGCTCGCCGGAAACGCTTGCGTAACGTAGGCGAACCGACATGATTAAACGCTGTGCGAATATATGATGAAATTTCTGCACCATCGAAATTCTTGCCGATTTGATCTTCGAATATGAACCCTTCATTGATCGGATCGGTGGTGACAAAATAAGTGCGTTCTTTACCGTTTTCGTCGTCAGAGTTGTAAATCATGGCGACTGTAAAGTCATACGATCCGAATCCGAATTCTGCCGGCGACTTCGCGGTACGCCTGCGAACCTGTGTCTCAGTTTGTGTGCCGGCCGGGATATACATGATCAGAAAACTATTGTCGTCAAAGTACAGCCGGAATTGATTCGATTCACGCACAATGCTTGAGTCGGTAAATCGCGGACGTTGCGCAGTGACGAGCGGCTGCACTTGCTGTGACACCGTAGCCGATATGAAATCACCGTACTGATCAGATCTGGCGACACTGGTGATGCCGAGATCATCGAGCGAATAAACCGTGTCGATCTTCTGAGATCCGAACAGCAGACTGCCGGATTGTTCTGCCACGATCCGCATTTCCCAATCTGCAACCGATGTGCCGAACAGGCCGCGAGTTTCACGCGTGGTCGAGAGCACCAATGTGTTACCGACAACACTGTTCATACCGGTGATTTCATCACCCAAACCGAACTCAGCAGCCCCGAGGAAGCCACTCCAAATGAGCGGTTCACCAGTCACGGAATGCTGTGCAGATCCACCTTCAAATGCCAAGAACAAATGATTTCGATGTTCTTCGATCAGGAACGGTGTGTTGTTGGTCGGCGCAAGTCCGGTCGCCGGGTTTATCGGCATCAGGATCGGAGACACGATATCGGTATTATCAATCTCGAATGCTGGATCGAGACCGTTGCAACCATATACTCGATAGGTCGCCGAACTGGCAAAGAAGTTATGATTGATGAATTGATAGACACCACCAGGAGAAAAGGCAAATGTCGAATTCACACCATCAGCATCAGCAACTTGTGTTAGCGCGGGAGATTCTAATGCTTCATTATCTGTAAATGGACCGCCAGCCACACCAGTCAGGACGTAATATCCCTCACCCGCTCCGTCATACGCGTTTGAGCCGCCATTCAATACAATCCGATGAATGGTTCCGGTTGCTCCACTGCTACCTCCGGTCAGAGTATCGCCTTCAACAACGTCTTGACCAGCTGCTAAAGCTGCATCGAAGCGGATCGTCTCGGCCATCGTGATCGGAGCGGTATCCCATCCCGATGTGGTGGCCTTGTGCAGGATTCCCGCAGTTACGCCTACGTTATCCCGAATCGCATAAACATCAGCGAGGCGCTGCCACACTCCGCTGGACTGTCCGGCTCCTGGTACTTCTAAAATGTCGTCCCGATATACATTCTCCGCTTCGAGCAGGAAGGTTTCTTCTGTATCAACGTCCGGCGCATACAGTAAGATCGGATCTGATTCAATAGTGAACGCGCCGACGTTGCACGTTTCAGTGTCCACAAACGTGCCGACAACTTTGGTCACACCGATGGTGTCAGATCCAAAAACACCGCCAGCAGCACTGTCATCGTAAATGCCACACAGAACCCCGGTGGCGCCAGAAGTATCGCCAGTGATTACATCACGCAGCGTGAGGCCGGTTACATCGTCAACATCGAATCCGTCGAATAACGCGTCAGAAGGTTTGGGCCTGCCGTCGAATCGCTCGTAACCGGGAATACGTCGATAGCCGCCCTGATACCACGGCTCGAAATTGACCATGCCGATAGCACGACCAGGGGGAATCGAAAGTGCCGGCGTGACAATATCAAGGCCACCCTCAAGCGGCCAGTAGCTTGTCTTAGTGACAGCTTTACGAGAGCGTAATCTGTCTTTAACCGGGTAAATCAGATCGGGCATTCGCTACTCCGCGATTACTTCGATCACTGCTCCCGTATTGAATCGTGAATGCTCTTGATTCGGCAGCTGATCGTTTTCCAAAAGGGCCAGCTGCTCGACGTAAATTTCTTCGCCCTGATCTTTGATCTCAGGTGCGCTCTCGAAATTCGCGTACAACATCATAGCCCGACCCAATATCGCCTTGTGATATTCCTCTGGAATAAGCGATACGTCCGAATTCGCCGCCAGTAAGGTGGGCTTGTCGTAGTAATCTGCTTCGATAGTGTAAGCATCGTCCGGCACTGGATCGAATTGCAGATTGTTGTCGTTCAAAACAATGGCGCGACTCGGAATATCAGTCTCCGCTATCGGCGTCAAAATTTCGGTTTTAACCTTGTCGTATTCAACCGCACTGAGCGGATTCTTTTCCGTAGCTCCCGGCTCAATGAGTTTGAATGTTTTGAAATCCCAATACTTCAATAGCGCCGGTTTGGTAGCAGTCGGCGTATCGGCAATGGTCGCAACACTGTACTGCTGATACAAATATTTCCAGTTGACATATTTCAGCTGAATATATTCGTCGGCTTCCTGAATCCAAAGAGCAAGCCGGCGAGCCTCGCCAGTCAGACCTGTCACGCCTGCGGGCGCAGTTCCAGCTGCACCCACTTTGTAGTGCAGATCATCGACCAATTCGAGGTACGTGCTCATTCCGCGTGTTCCTCCGCTGCTAATGCCTCTTTGTTTTCTGCCAGAGCATCCTTCACTTCACCTGGCATTTCCGGTTCCTTGAATCCTTTCAATTTCTCGCTGGCGCGATCCTTCGCGCTTTTCTGCTCTGCCGTTTGTTCCTTTTGCCGAACTGGTTTGCTGGCATTGGATTTTGCGGCTTTACCCATGTACTCATGGCCTACCGAAAATATATCGCCATTCTGCACAAAATGAACATTGCCTTTTATGTCTCGGTGCTTTTCGTAATCGCTGTCGGGGTCGAATACTTTCATCGTCGTTTTCCTTTGGCTTGTGCTTTTTCTTTCTTCCAATCAGAAAGTTTGATCATGCGGAATCCCTTCGCGCCCCCACGGACGCGAACGAGCGGATCCGCTACCGGTGGTTTACTTTTTCGCTTTCTTTTTGCCATACTTCTTGTCGTATTCTGATTTGGTCAGAAGCTCGACAAAGCCGCCCTTGCCTACGGTTTTCATCGTAGGTTCGGCTTGAATGGCTGGTTTCGGTGTTGGCTCGGGATCTGATTCAGTCACACTGACGCTGACTTCCTTTGTGACGTTTTCTTTACCCTTCGTATGCGAAACATTTTTCGCCTTCACGTTCTTCTTTGCCATTTTCAATATCTCCTGTGCGGATAGTTTTGAAGATCCGTGCAAATCGGCGCAGGATTATTCGTGCCTTCGTGATTCGGCACACCTGATCGTCCCACGGCAAGTTCGGGGATGGTGCTGCGAGGTACATCGACCTGATCCTGGCTGAAATTCTCATACAGGGTGTCGATTGACTTCTGACCAGAACATCCGTCTTCGATGCAGGCTTGAGCAGCAAATTGAGCTTCGACACCATCTGCCATGTTGTCCTCATCGACCATGTTCGGGCCAATGATCAGATTGTCGTTCGTGTACTCGCTCATTTTCGGAACGGGAACTCTATATTTCGGCATTACATTTCTCCGGTTAAAGAGATCCGGGGGGAAAGGCCCCCCGGATCACTGCGATCAGCACATCGTGAACGTGTGACCTTTTTCCTGCACCGACTTAGTGCCTCTCGGACCGACAATCGCTTGCCGGGGATTACCCGAGTTTGACATTTGGTTGTTGATCTCGAAATCAAAGATAGATTCGCTATCGAAATCCGCTCTGGCTCCTAAGCCATCACGAACTCCAACGGAATCATCACTCATAAACGAGCCTCGAACCGTTGATGCCTTGTGCGCGGGCGCTACATACTCGCCCTTAAAACCACCACCGTGGCCTGCTTGTACTCTCATGGCATCTACCTCCCGGTTAGAACCAGTCAACTTTAACGATCAAATCACCAGCGCCGGCTGTCGAACCGCCGTCACTTGCAACTTCGATCACCGTATCTGCCGTCAGCTCAACATCGTTGACTCCTGCCACTTCCTCCGCGCCCGCAGCTTTCACTTCGGCGGCGGTTTGAGCGCCACCCAAGTTAATTGCACGAACAGGAATCGAGATTGATGCCGGCAGGGTTGCCCCATTGACACCAACAGTTACCAACGTCGCTGCTACAGTTGTTGCGGTTGTCAGAAGAAATTCGATTCCTCGAACTCGACCAACTTTACCGGCCGGACCTTGAAAGCGTCCGACGACTGCTGCTCCCGACAGGGTTGCAGCGGGAAACCGATAAGTTCGGCTATCCGCATCTCCGTAAAAATTTTGATTCTGTGACATGGTTTCGCCTCCCTATTCAGTTGAGTCCCACTTGATGAGTCGCGCTTGCTCGGCATCAGTGTGGACAATCCCGTAACCCAAGAGTGCGTACCAGGCGATACCCCGAGAACGACCGTAGTCGGTGGGGATCTTGCCTCGAATTTCCTCTTGAATCGAAAACGCCTCGACGACAGTATCGGAGCCGAAGAAGAAAATGCCATCGGATAAAGCCCAACCTTCCGATGCAATATTCGTCTGCTCGCAATACCTTATGCCTTCGTGGCGACCCTTTTCGCCGTTCATAATGACATGCCAACCTTCAGTGACAAACTGATGAATAGCCTCAAGCGCATCCTTCAACGGGCGAAGGGTAGTCGGTCGAGCGATAGCCATATAGTTGTTACCGTCGAATGTTGGAATATCCCGCTCGGTCAGCTCATCGGCGAAAATCTTGCTGTGGTCGTCATTGAACGCGTTCGTTGGCGCTCCCGAGGGAACTCCATTGGTCGTGAACGTGACGGCCGTAGCCGATGTACTGACTCCGCGCAATGGCGTCAACTCGAACTGCGCATTTGCAGCTGAATCGAGCGCCTTCCGGGCGTCGTTCTTCAGGACTTTGTGAATGATTTCCGTTACCGGATGCTCACTCAAATCGTCCAGTTTCTTCGTATATGGAACACTGTTACCGAATTCCGTCACCGTCAAACTCGACTGCGTGATTGTGAAATTCGATTCAGGCATTACATCAGTTTCGTTCAGGGTTCCACCCTGGTCAGCAACGTCTGAATAAATGTTCCAGTTGAACACATCGCCTTTGCCTTTTCCGAATGCCTCTCGGGCATCACAGAACTGACGAAAGCGCACCATTGGCTGTAAAGCCGTTCTGAGCTTGCGGCTCAGATTGGGTGACCACATGAAGCCACCCAAAGCGTTTGTCTGCCAAACTTGTCCGGCCATGACAATTCCTCCTTAGCTTCAAAAAATGCTAGGTAGGTTGCCCCCTCGATGCCTTCAGTTGTGCAAAGGCTTCCTGCGGTGACTGTTCAGTTTCAACATCATCTACAGGTTGCTCATGCACAGCTGCACTGGCGACTGTGGGGATCCTAACTAGCTCCGATTTACGATCTTGACGATGGTCTTGGGTGGGAGGTTGCGGTAGCACACCGATGTTTTGACTGCCGGGTGGTAGCGGATCCGGGGGATCTGGCTCAACACCCTTCAGTTTATTCACCCATGCGCGTGTTCGCTTTCCTGCTTCGTCCATGACTTGAGAGATCGGCCACGTTGGGTTTTCTCGCTCAATTTCGTCTGTCATGTTGTCGGCCATCTTGTACAACGCAGGGTCGCTCATAACGTCCGGGTAGTCCTCCTGAAATTTCACATATCCAGATCGAACATCCTTCGTCTTTTCGACATTCTGAATTGCACCTACGGCTGCTTGCGCTGCCTTTCTAACGATAGCCCGCTCGTCCACTCGGGGTTGCATCTGTGCCGCAGGGGTAACAGATCCACGAAGTTTGACTAGGGTTTTCGCCAGCTTTCTAGCAGCATCTTCCTCAGTGCCGGTAAAAGCAGTGCTGAAGATTTCTTTCGCCTCATCGTAGAGGTCTTCCTCCGTCAGATCCGTTTGAGCGGGTACTGACGATATTACTGCTGGTGCTGTTGCCACGCGTTGTGCCAGGGCGGCTTCATTTGCCGACATAGCCACTTCACGTTCGCTCACTTGTTGATGCAAACGTGTAGCTTCATTCATACGAATGGCAGCAGCAGTTCCTATCTGCAGTTCGCGTCGCGCATCTTCGAGCGGGATAAGCCGAAGCTGTCCGTTCACTTTGGTGGAAAACATCGGTTTTCCATCCTGCATGACGATGTACTCAGATAGCGGATCCGCTGCCACATCTGCTGGTAGCGGAGCCGGTTTTGGTTCGGTTGGCGGCGTGTGCATCGGTTGAATTGATGCAGCGCCATCGGGATCGGGAGCCGCTAACAGGCCAGCATCAATAGCTTCCTGATTAGCGGCCTTAATTTGATTGTCGATCCGGGCTTGATTTGCGGCCAACCCCGGATCAGCCTCAATGGATTCTTGTATTTCCTCGATACGATTTGCTTCCATGCGCTCGGACATAGCGGCAATCGAAATGTCGCGTGGACTTTCTTTGACAATGACTTCGTTGATAGCGACGTCTGGATTAGGCGGCGTCGTCGGCTTTGCTACTAGCGGTGACTGCGCGCCCTGTTGGGTAGCTGTGTTCATGTCATTCTCCTACTTCTCGGTAACCTTCCAGTTGAGTTGCGGCATTATTGCCGTTTTGTACTGCCTCGACGCACCACTGCAAAAAGTGTGATGCCGCCCAAGCCTTCGCCTTTAATTTCATGTATTCGCGTTTTCCATCCGGGGTGTACACTTCAAGATCGAACATTTCATCTCGACATTGATCGTATTCAGCCTTCGCACACCCATGTAAAAATCTGCCTACCGAAGAAGCCAAAAACTGCCTGACTTCTTCCCCAATAACGGCTTCCGAAAAATATTGCCGTTCCTGATCGTTTACAAAATCAATTCCTAGCTGTGTCGGGTCAGCCATTTCACTTTCTCCTAGTAAAGTTCTTTCAGTTGCTTCATCCGTTTGGTCAATTCATTGGCCGTTTTCATCTGGCCGGCGTCGAATGCTCTTTTGTGATCGAGCTTGGCTTGCTTTCCTGCCCGTCGCGCTTCACGTTTGGTCATTCGCTTACCCATTGCCGGCAATGCTCCACCTATCGGCTGGAATATTTCAGGTTTTCGACTGCCAACCATAGTCGGCGCTGTCTCGCCGCCGCTGCTTTTAATTCGTTTGTAGGCCATTTACTTTCTCCATTTAGTACGGGTTAGTTCCACCACCACCACGATTCGGATTAGTCCGACCCGGCCCGCCACCGCCGCCACCGCCGCCCGGAGGAACACCGCCACTACGACCACCCGGAGGACGACCCGGCCCGCCACCGCCGCCACCACCGCCACCAGGGGGAGGACCGCCACCACCGCCACGACCACCGGGACCGCGACC